TATACCCTTTTTCGTTGGGAAACGTTCTCATAATTTTACGAACATGACGTCGACCAGTTTTACGCCATGATAGGCGAATACGTTTTTTTACCGTAACGACTCGTGCTAGTTATCGGACTAGCGACCGAATACTTATATCTTATACTAAGGCTTAACCAAAGTCACCACGCATCCTTCTTAAAGTCTCTGCGGGCAAAGCGTCAAATTCTTCGCTTGATAATAAAGATAAATCAACTTTTTTCTCACCTTTTGCATTAGAACCCTCTCCTTTCATAGCAGGAGGCTGTGATTCTGCGGCTTGTAATTTTTTAGTTACGGTAGAAGTTTGTTTTCTTTGTTGTAAAGCTGGATCTGATTTAATTTCAGGTGCACCTTTTAACAACTCAGGCTTTTTAACTGCTAAAGTGTATTCTGTTGCTTTTGCTAACGCATCAGCAGCAGTATAACCTTGTACAGTAAACGCATCTCTAAGATCTATAACCTCAGCTTGTAAGTCTGCATCAAAATCGGCACTATTTTCGTTTAATATAGAAAAAGTGGCTTCAATTTCGGCAGCTTTAGCTTGCAATTCGGTCATTTCTTGGCTTTGTTGCACTGTTTGACCCATTTTTGCTTGTACTTCGAACATAAATTGTTCTTTTTCAGCATTTCTTATCTCGCTTCTTAACGCAACAGCTTTTTCTGTCTCACCATTGAGCACTAAGTCTTGATATTCAACTTCTTTTTCATCAAAACTGTATTCAGGAGCATTTTCCAAAGCTTGTTTTTCTGCTTCTGAAGCCTCATTTAGCTTTTTCTGCATTGCTTTGTTCTTTGCTAGCACTTCATCAAGCCTAGACTTAGGCACCATAGGCGCTTTAGTTTCTTTTACAGAATCTTGTCCGTCAGGGCTTTGCTCGCTTGCTTCAACTGGTTGAATATCTGGTTGTGGAGTTGACTCGCTGTCTTCATCCACTCCTTCTTCGCTAGTTTCTTCTGGTTCAGCTGGTTCTTCTTCCGCACTTTCTGCTTCTGGTTCTGTTTCAGCAACCTCTTCTTCTGCAACGACGTCATTTTGTTCTTCGACTTCTTCATTTTGATCCTCCTGAACCTCGTCAAAGTTAAGATCTACCTCAAAAGCTTTTGCTTCTTCTTCAGAAACAATATCAGCTCCCGGCATACCATCCATAATTATCTCTTCTATTTGCGTCTCCGCAGTTTTCTTTTTGCTTTTAGCCATTTGAATTACCTCCTGTAGGTTTCATGGCGGCAGTTGCCAGTTTGGCGGCTGCCTGGGTTTCAGTTTGTCCTCGACGGACTTCATTCGTCATTCCTGACAATCTTTCTCTCAGTGCAAGCTCTTCTTGCTTCATCTGAATTTTACTTTGTAACTCAGCAACTTTAAGTTGTGGGTCTGCAGCTTCTCCTTGTGCTTTTGCCATATTTAGCTGAGCGGAAGATTGTAAGTTTTGAACTTCAGCTTCAAGTTTTGCAATTTCAAGTTGAGTGGATCGAATTCTAGATTCCATTTCAAATTGAGCAAGCTGTGCTTGTTCTGGAGTTGGTGGTTCAGTACCTTGCATTTGTCGTATGCGTTGAGCAATATCTGCTTTACGTGCAAGATGTGAGTACTCAACAATTAAATCATCTGGTATTGGTACGCCTGCTTGACGCAATTGAATTGCCTCTGCAAATTGTACTTCGTCATAATTATCCCTTGCTGGAGCTGTAGCAATAATAACGTCGTATTCTCCTAAAGTTAAATCATTAATGATTTGCCCTTCGGGTGTAACTTGGTTTATTGCCATTGGTTCTCTAGGCTTAAAAGGATTTGATTCATCGGTAATTTGGATAACCCGTTCTTCGGTGTAATACCTTTGTACAAGACCTAGTACTTTCTCGGCCAAGTACTGTCTTGTTTTTTTCAAATTATCCAAAGGAACTTGAATCATTAAAACGCCACGATTCTGTTTTGCTTGTATAGCAACTCCAGATACTTCAGCTCCATCGGTTCCTAACATGGCATCACTTATACCACTGATTTGTTTTATATTAGAAGCGGCTTTTTGAGCAATCCTGTCTAGGCCGGTGGGTATCTGATTTGGCGGTATCTTACCAGGGGGCGTACTACCGCGGTTAAACTCTAGGACTAAACCAGTTTCCGCACCGTGCTCTTCTAAGTCATCTGCATTCATTCCAGTTAAAGAACCGGATTCTACAATCCAACCACTGTTAGCAGTTGTGTTAACTATATGTAATTCTTGAGATGAAATTTTATTTAATTGTTCTTGTGGTGATATTAAGTTTCGCACCATTCCAAAAGGTTTACCTCTTCTCCAATATGGAAAGTAAGGTACTAAAGTAAAGTGTTCATACGGAGACCAATCATCATGCAGCACAACTACGTCTGCTGTTACCGTCCAACGAACCGCTCGCATTTTTTTCTCTACTATATAAAGTCCGTAGTCGTCTGCAAACTTCTCTCTTTTCTTCTTAGTCCAATCATAAGGTACTGGTCTTTGATCTCCAGTAACAGGATCTACATAAAAAATACAATCTTTTAGTTTGTAATGTTGTCTTTCAACAATTCTAATAGACCTTAAAGCGCGTGCGTCGTCTGGGCTGTTGGGGTAATCGTTTCCAGGATAGTTTTCTTGATCAGTTTCCCCGTAAGTTTCGTCTTCATACTCCATGGAGTCAGCTCCAAGAGTTGTACCGACTTCGGCAATCATTCTTAATTTATCAGCTTTGTCTTGCCCATATACTTCTTCTATCTCATCGAGACTCATCCACTTGGTTTCAAATATCTCGTTCCAAGTTTTAGGATCATATTCTTTTGCGTCTGGATCAATAATAATATCTAAAGGGTCTTTAGTGGTTACTCGAACTTCGCCATTTATATGATCGTCAAAATCTATTCTTACATCAAACCATCCACGGTCTTGGATTAACCCATCTGCAAACACTTGGCTATCTAACCATTCTAATTTATTGTTATCTCCAATCTGCATGTACAGTCTAGAAAGTACATCGGCTTTTTCTTGGTTACCTGTCCCTCTAGGTTTAAACTGAACGTCCGCTCTTCGCGTACTTTGTTCTCCTAGTACAGTATTAACTGTAGGTAAAATTGTGTTGATTGTTAATGCAGGTCGGCCCTGATCGTCGAGCGCGTTTATGTCAGCTTCGTCCCATTGTTCGCCGCGGTAAAATGCGTCGCATTGTTTTGCTATTTCTACGTAGTCAAGATGACCGTGGTCCCTGGCTCGGGTATAGGCTTCCCATTGTCTTTTAGCAAGAGTTTGTTCTTCACCTGCGCTAAGATTCTTCTTCTTTTTTTTGTAGTCTGCCATTAAGCGCTCATTGATGATTTACGTTTGCCATCTTTTACTAAGTGTTTTAACCCATCTCTCCATGACGGAATATGCTCGGGTCTTTCATAAAACGTAGCAAACTCTGTCATCATTAAACCAATCCACGCCAATGCATCTACCTGGTCATCGTGCGTACCATTTGGAAAACGTAATAGTTCTGCAACCATTGTTCCTGTCCAAACGGCATCTTCTGGAAAGTATACCATACCTTGTTGCATTCTACCCTGGATTGCTCGAGCACGTAACTCCTTATCGCGCCTACCAACTTTTAAGTCTTTAAAGTAAGCTTCGTTAAGGCCGCGTTCGCGTGTTCTTTTTTCTAAGAACGGACCCAGGGCCATCTCAATATGACCTCTTTCTATTCCCACTATACCCGGGCGCCATAGTTCGTACAAGTCCAAAATTTGTTCTACTAATTCAAACCCGTCGTATCTACCTCGAACAACATCAACAATGAATAAATTATCATATTCATCGACGCCGACAACAATACCAACTGAATAATCGTTCCTGTCACGCTGGCCGATCGCAAGATCCCACGCGCAGTAGTATTTAAGTTTTGAAGTATCAATCTCATCGAAGTTATAATAAGCGATCATGTCGCGGTTAAAATAGTCGCCTTCGTCAGATACAGGATTCTGTTGGTATAGAGCAGACCAATCGCGCGGGCCGATGGCTTTCCTTATCTGCTCGAGAGCTTCTACATTATATCTCTCTGGGTGTAAACTTTCACCTGTTTCTCTAAACTTTTCGTCTTCTTCTGCAATTGCTGGGTAGCGAATCACTTCCCACGCATCTGCGCCCTCATCTGCTTGCATTAATAAGCGTCCGGCTAAGTCGTCGTCGTGCCAACGCGTAAGAATCACAAGTATTCCTCCACCTGGGGACAACCTTGTATAAGCTGTGGATGTGTACCAATCCCAGGTCGCATCTCGGTTGTTATCGGATTCTGCATCCTCTCTGTTTTTTACCGGATCATCGATAACCATAACGTGCGCACCCTTACCAGTAATACCACCACCAACACCAGCTGCGACATAACCGCCGCCTTCTGTTGTCTGCCATGATTCTACTGACTGAGAATCTTTATCTAGTCTAGATTTTTCGAACACATTTTTGTATACTGGTTCTCTTAGCAGTTGACGTACTTTTCTTGAGAAACTCATAGCTAACGACCCAGAATAAGAACAACTTATAAACTCGTGTTCAGGATGCCGGCCCAAGTGCCAAGCTGGAAATGCAATACTAGCAAGAGTAGATTTACCATGTCGAGGTGGCATGAAGAGCATCAATCTTGGTGACTCTTTATTCGCTACCTGTTCGCTGAACTTTTCTAGCCGTTGGCAAATATCCTTGTGTACCCAACCTGCTTGATAATCTGGATTGAAACGTTCAACAAATGGGAGCAACCTTTTACGTGCTAAAACTCTTTTCGCTAATTCTTGTCCTGCTTTTGCTTCAGCAGATAGTTGTTCTTTTTCTAGTTTCTGAGCAGCAAGCTTTTGGGGCTCGGGTATTGCTTCAACTTCGTCTGCCCGACAGTATACGCAAATCTCATCAATGAGAACTAAATTATCCGGATAGATCCCGCGACATCTTTTACACTCAGTCTTCGTTATTTCCATCTGGCTCCAAGTAGTTCGTATCGTTCCCAGCAAGTTTTAAAAGTTGTGCATCAGTTAATTTTTCTAACTGTTCTACTTTCTCTACATTTATATTAATCAGGGTTGCTTGTTCAGGCATATGCAAACCGTGGAGCTTGCATAACGAATCAACAACATTCTTTTCTTCTGTAGAATTCGCCGCCTTCGAATGAGCTTCCAGGTACATGCCCGTTGCTGTGTTTTTATCGAACTTAACTTCCTCGCGCATTTCATTACGGAAGTAGGTCAAAGCTGTTTGCATTTTAGGAGTCTTAAATATTTGGTAAACGCGGTCCATATCCTTGTACCCCGCAGCACGGCCCGCGGCCGCTTTGCTCATTCCTCTTAAATGGAACAAGACTAATCGCTCTTCTTGAACGGAGAGTTCGTTTAATTGTAATCCGGCATAAGGAAGGTGAGACTGTAACTCGTTTCTATCAGCTTCGCTCATGTCAGTTGGTCTTTCTTCATCTAGTAATCGCATGCTCGGGGATTATATTAAAAATTTTCCTTGTGTGTAACTATATTTTTACACCACCAATACAGCTCATCTTCTGTCATTGTATGCTTAATTAAGTTAACACGCCAACATACCAGTTGAATGTTAGTAAGTATGTACTCTATGTTTGGATCTATTCTGTCAATCGACACGTTCGTGTTCCGTTTTTCGCCACCCTTGTGCCACGTCATGAAGACCCCGGACAACGCACAACGTCCGCCTTGTTTGTCCCACAATTCATTAAGTTG